CGCGGATTGGATATTGATTTTGTTGGCGAGACGTTTCTTCTTTCAAGCGTTGTGTATACAAAGCATACAGTTGCTTGGTAGCAGTATTCGACGCACCAAATGGACGCTTGCTATCTGTCTCGTCTGCCTGTGGGCTGATTTGAGCAGCGCGAGCAGGGTCTAGATATGTTAGCAAACGATATGCGGCCCCAAGGATTATGACATCCTTACATGATTCTGGTAAACCAGTTTGTGTAGCAAAGTCTTGTGAGTTAGAAGTAAAGGCTTCTGCGTCTGTAGCATAGATTACTTTAACTTTTCTTCCAGGTGTAATATAATCACCAATAGTAATTGTTTGTGCATTAGCGGCAAAAGCAGTAGAGTCTGCTTTAGAATCCCAAGACCATTTACGGACTGGAATCCATTCTTCAGATGGACCAACAGATTGCCACATAATACTTAGGACATTTGAAATAACATATCCATCATAAATATTATAGGTGGTAACTGGGGCTTCATAGGTAAATGTCATGCTTTTAACAGCAAACATAGAAGAGCCAGTAGAACGAATTGTATCGTTGATTGCTTTCTTAACTGAGTTGCGTGGGAATACTGGAGAGATAGTTACCTTTGAATCAGCCGCTGCAGTAGATGCAGTTGTGCCTAGATAGCCACGACCATATGGAGATATAGTAGCCGTGTTTGAAACACGGTCAAATGTATCAACCCACATTAATTCTTCACCAATTTCAATTATACCTTTACCAAGGTTTTCGGAAGAACCTAGGCTAAGAACTGTTGGAGAGTTTGATGTAGATACGGTGGATGTTACAGCAGTTCTAAGATATGTGCTTCGCTCTTGTTGATATGTATAACCAGCAAGGTTAATTAGAACTTCATCAATAAGATTAGATAATGTAGTTGTCATTAGGCGTTTATGCTCCGTAATGCAGCAGGTGCTGCTAGTCCAGTGGTTCCAGCAAGTTCATTACAGATACCATCAATGTCTTTAAATTTATCCCTAGTGCGTCCTGCTTCTGCTTTGATATTAAGAGCACCTACGGTTGCAAGTCCAGTAGTGCTAGCATAAACGTTAGCAGCACCCTGCTCATCTAATCCTGTTGTACCAGCAAGACGGTTAAGTTCTGCTGCCAGGCTACTACCTGCTTTACCAAGTGCCATTATGTATCCTATCTAGGTGTAATTATTTTCTTATCAGGGGTGATAAGTTTTGACTTAGGCTCTTCCTTAGGTTTACCAAAGAATGCGTTGTAATAATGTTCATCAAATGAGAACCGCTTCATATGTGGGGCTAATGCACCAGTATGAGCATATAGTGGAATCTCTGCTTTATCGCATAGGGCAAAGAAAAATATATCTTCACCTATAAACTTAGTTCCTCTACCCATTTCCATAAATACTTGTCCATCTTGAGATGCTTCACGAACCTTTGGTACGATACTGCGGTGCATTAATACAAATCCCATACCCGCCGCATCAACCTTAATTAGTTGATTTACTGGCATTGGGTGAACTCTGGTTAATCCAAATCCACCCTCATCTCCAACTATAAAGTTAAAGATTGTAGGCATTGGAATCATTAAAGGTTCTTCTGGATTATCTGTAGTAAAATATATTCCAGTAATAATTGGACGCTTTTCAGCATCCTTGTTATCCCATAATAATTTAAACTTTTCTGGACTAATTACTACATCTGAGTCTACCCATAGTAGCCATTCGTAATCAGTCTTATCATACCAGTAATCAATTACTGTTTGTCGTTGTCTAGCAATTTGATTGCCTTGACTTCTTAAAGATGTAGCAAATTCTACGCCAGACTTTAACATAACATCTGTTACGCCTTGCATAAACTTGCCATCTACCATTCCATTATCGCACCATACTAGTGCAATAGAATCTTTTTTGCTCATAGTCCCCTGTGTCCCTATCTGTACTTTGCTGCTTTTTTTGCTATTGATTTAGGTTGTTTAACAAACTGTTTACCTTTAGCATTACCTGCAGCCTTGGCTTTATTAGTAGCGGCTTTCTCAGCAGGGCTTAGTGCTGCCCATGCTTTTTCAGGTAAATATCTTTTTTTACCCTTAGATGGTTTACCATCAGAGGTTGTCCACTTTTGCTTAGTCCAGTCTTTTAAAGACTTTTGAGATTTGGCTAGTGCCATTATCTATAACCTCCGCCAGCCTTTTTGTATTGAACAGCAAGTAGTTGTGCTTTACGGGCTGACCATTCTCCAGGGTCTCCACCCTTAGAACCAGCCTTAATCTTCTTAAACAACTTAGCCCTCATCTCAGGCTTAGTGTAATTGCCAGCAGCATTAACTTTAGACTTAGTCTTTTTCTTTGCTACCATTTTACTTTATCCGCCCAATATGCTGCAGACATTTTACCTTTAGCAATATTCTTTCTATGACGTGCTTTAAAAGATTTTTGTCTTGCTGTAGGTTGTCTGTCTCCAGTAACACCTTGCTGACCAAATCGAATTGTCTTTACTTGACTTCCTTCTTTGGCTACAACTACGTGTGATTTAGTAGGATGTTTAGGAGTACGCTTTGGTTTATTAAAACCAGACACTCCTGCTCTAGCGAGCCTTGAGTCCTTTTTGTTTTCCATGCTCCCCATACTTTCCTAAGATTGACCTAATGGTTCCGTTCTTGTTCAACCGAACCACTAGACCATTCTTAATTTGAACTGGATTAAAACCATCGTGGCGCTTATGACTACCACTAGATGACATTACTTCTTCTTACCCATTTTCTTCATAACCATTTTCTTAGAAGCAGCCTTCTTCGCCGCTTTCTTGGCCATAGCCTTACCTTTTGGAGTGTAAGGGAATTCCATTTTTCCTACTTTTGGCATTATACTTGTCCTATCTCTTTCATTACGGCTGCGGCTTTGGGTGTGATATCTTTCGTTTTAGGCATAGTGTCCGCATTATACGCTTTGCCTAAAATCTCTGATGCTTTATGCGCATCTTCTACATGACGCATAGTTGTCCCTGCTGGTTGTATACCTTGTGCTCTTGCATCTCGATAAGCCTGAAGTTCTGCATTCCATTTTTTATCTGGAATATCTCTTTTAGCATCTCCTGCATTAACTTGAAGATTCATTACCTTACATCCAAAACATCCTTCAACTTCTACAGGATGGTTTTCCCAATGCTTTGCCATATTTGTCCCTTATGCTGCTGTGAAATTTGCCTCTGTTATTCCTAAGCCAGATGATATTAGTGCAGCCTTAGTAGTATCATCTACTATATGTTCGTGTCCACCAATGTAGAATTCATCATAGTTTGCTATGTCTTCGTCTAGTGGAAATCTTACTTTAGAATAGGTAGCACCGCTCTTGGCAATACTAACACCCTTATTAAGTTTATAGAAGTAAAATAGTCTATGCTTACCGATAGGTGCTTCTTGTACAACTGGTGTTGTAAATGTGTAGTCTGCCATTGTTCTCCTTAATGAACTTACTGTAAGGCTAGAGTTTCCCCTAGCCCTACCGTCAATCAACTAAGCGATTGATGAACCTGATTCGATTCGGAATAGTGCCTCTTCGCGGTAGCGAGCAAAGCCTAGTACGCCGTACCAACCCATTGGGCGGTGACGCATCAAGCGGTCAACTACTGGTCCGATAACTACATGTGGCTCTTCGGCAACTGCCTCGGCCAATGCCTGTTGTCCAGCGATGATTGTGCGGTACACCTTTGCAGATGAAGAACCGTCAGTTGCTGTGTACAGACGTGGAGACTCTACGAAGTATGCACCTTCGTATGTTCCGATTTCTCCTGCCCAAATGCGGTCTTGTGAAGAACCGTATTGGTTAGGAAGCAACCATCCTGCTGAACCTGTCTCAGCACGTAGGTCATGGGATACCTCTGGGTGTAATCCAGCCCAGTATAGTGAACCCTTGCGACCATTAGCCTTGTTAGCACGTAACTTAGCAACAGCCCTACGGATGTTTGCTGAAGATAGTGTTGCGGCTGCTGTGATAGTTGCAGTTGATGTTGCTGTTGAACCTGAGTAGATTACATTTGAACCGCCACGCAATGTTGTCATTGCTACGGAGTCAATAGAATCTGCTAGGTTGTAAGCGATAATGTTTGCGATTGCAGGGTCAA